AACCTATCCTGCTTCTGGATGAACGCCGTGGATATGTTGGTTAGGGGACGGTCAACATGCACGTCCCCATAGGACGGTTGGGCCAAAGGTGGTCCCTCCTTGTCAGGAGAGCTCACACCCCCAGAATTGTGGCTTGCTTGCCCCCATAATGGAACCAATTGGCCCAGACGGGCCTGCTGGGGGGACAGGCTTTCGGCGGCCATTCCTAGTCTGGGCCAAGCCGAAAAGCGTGGTCAGAAGCTGAATTCAGCGCCTAACACATTGGGCTTAGAGTGAAGGTGAATCTCGGTACGGTAGGGCGGAACGTGGGAATCGAAGCGGGTAAGTGAAGCGGTGGTGTTTACGTGTCGGTCTTGATATGCTGTAGCACGCAGGAAATCGGCGCACCTGTGGATGTGCAGGTTTCCAGCACAGGCCCAAACAGCGGCGTATTGGCTACAGCAGCGGTGGACGACTTGGCGAAGCCCAGCGAGGTGAACCATACGAGGTCGCCGAAGGTAATCGTGGTCGTCGCGCCGAGAATCTTGCTGACAGCGCCGGAGCCGATGGGCCATACCGTAGCCGCCTGCCCACTGCCCGGCTTGTTCTGCAGAATGCCGAGTATCTTGTTGCCCAGCGAGCTGTTTGGCAGCCTGATGTAGCCCGCCGTCGATTCATCTAGGCCGACGGCGCGGAACTGGTAGCCCGCCCATGCAGTGCTTGCGGGAACCTTCAGTGTACCAATAACCGCATACGGAGGTATCTGGTAAGCCATTACTACTTCACCCCCTGTCGCTTCTCAGTGTTGTATTGAGCGTAGAGGTCGGGATTGTCTTTCAGCGCGAGGTCATACGCCTGCTCGAAGGTGGGGGCCTTCTTCTCGGCGTGATACCGCTTGGCGATTTCCTCAAGCCTTGCCTCTGCGGAATTCGGCGCAGGGCCGCTCTTGCCGATTGCCTGAAGCAGCACGTTGTTCGTCTTGAGCGTCTCGTTCGCGGCGCTGAGCAGGGCTTCCACCTTCGCCAGTTCCTCAGGAGCCTTCTCGGAAAGCGCCTTCAGCACCTTGCCGAAGTCTTCAGACTTCAGGTTCGGTATGTCGGTGAGCTTCTCAGCCTTCGCGATGTACTCCTTCTCAATGCGCTGGTCACGTTCGGCCTTGGCAACCTTCTCGGCTTCCTCGGCACGAGTCTTCTGTGCTTCGAACTGCTTGCGAACCTCGGGATTGACACCCTTCCAGATGTCCTCGGGTTCTGGCTTCAGTGACTTCTTGACTTCCGCAAGCTCGCCCTCAAGTTTGGCGACTTTCTCGTTGGCTTCTTTCAAAGCAGCCTCGGAGTCCGTTACCTTCTTTTGCAGGGCCTTGATTTCCTCTTCGGTCATTCGGTTCTCATCCTCCTTGCTAGGAGAGTCTCGTTTCTCTGTGCCTGTCTCAATGCCAGCCTCTCGCGCAGCCGCTTCCAGCTTGGCCTTCGCCTTTGCTTTCAGCTCTGCGGAGATGTTGGTTTGCGGCAGGCGGGACAGCGCGTTGCGCAGGTGTGGCAGGTCAACCTTGCCGCTGCCGTCCTTGTATGGCAGGTGTCTCAAACCGCGAGGCACCGTCCTACCTGTTTCATCCTTCGTGCCGCCTGGTTCTATCACGGCGAAGCTGCTGTCGGGCAGGTCATTTATTTGAGCGGCACTCCAGAGCGCTTTGTTAATGTCGTCCGTGTCGGCGCGTTTGACTATCAGCCAGATACGCTTGTTTGCGGCACGGTCTACGCCAGCTACGGTGGGGATGTCCATTTCGACCATTTCTTTCTCAATCAGGGTTTCGGGCATGTTCTCACCACCTTTCGGGCAGTGCCTTCCATGCTGAGGCCGGTTCTTTCACCGGCCACTATCTTGGCGAAGTGCTCGGGGTGCCACACGACGCCAAGCAGCCATGAGCCTTTCTTAACCTTCTGCCCGTCAATCTCCATGTCTGCGCGGACGATGTAGTTCTCAACAATGTCTCCAATGCTGTCGTCGTCTGCCGTGTTGACGTGCATGTCGTTGAGGCCGCTCTTTTGTATCTCGTCCCATAGCGCGGTGATGTCTATTTCAATCGCTTCGCCAGTGTTCGCAGACTTCACAAGCTCCTCAACCAGTTCCGCCGCCATCTTGCGGGCCTTGCCCTTGCCCTGCAGAGTGCGCGTGAAACTCCAGCAGGCTTTCTCAATGGTACCTGCGCTGGCCCAGTCGCCCTGTGAATCCAGAGTCTCGGGCTCGTACACAACGCCCAAAGTGAACCTCTGAGTATCGTCACGCTTCAGAATCCTGCTTGTCAGTTCAACAGCTTCCGTGTCCATGTCTGCCCCCTTTCGCACTACGCCGTTAGCCTGCCGTATGGCCTTGGGAGCACAGGTTTCGTCCGTGCCGCCCTCTTTCAGGCATCTATCTAAAACGCTGTTAGCAACCGCTACCCACTGCCGCTTCTTATCGTCAGTGAGGCCGTGAATGTGCCTGTCAACATCGTGAATCGTCCACGGCATCAGCGTCCACCTCCTTCGGGGAAAACAAGGCCCACGCTGCATCTGCAGGCGGGGTGTAGCGTTGGATGCATCACGGTCGTGCCGTCCGAAGCCACAAACGGCTCATACAGGCCAACTGTCTGCCCGTGCAGCTCGGCGCAGAGTTCGCAGGTACGGTCATCGAGCGTGGCAAGCCACTGTCGCCTTGTGTTCGCGGGCAACAGGCCCCTGGCCGCCGCATCTTCCCAGAGCATTTGCTGCCCAGCGTTGGATGCATTTATCGTCTCGGTTCTCGACAAAACCCTCGCCCTGTATCTCTGCATTCGTTTGGCGTATCGTTCGACATACCTGTCTATCACGGACTGCGGGTACCTGCCCTCACGCAGCAGGTTACGGTAGTAGTTGTCCACTGCGATGCCCTGCCGCACGGTCAGGCCCACGATTCGCTGTATGTGCTTGGCCGCAGTATACGGGTGCATACCCTCTTCAAACGCCCAGCGGATTATCTCGCCCACGGCAAGCTTCGTCTGTTCGCCCACCTCGCGCACCATCTGAGCAGCATGGAGGTTTATCCAATCGACGGCGCGAGGGTTCAGCGCGTCGAAGGCAAGCGTGAAGCCCAGTGTGCGCCCAAGCTCATTCGCGGCGGCCTTCGTGCTTCGCTGCACGGCCTTCCGCGCCATCGTCAGGTATGCCACGGACAGTGCGCCAAGGAATACCGCCCAGGGTATCGCTGCGTCTATCTTTCGCGAGTCTCGCTGCTCGAAGCCGTCTCTCAACTGCCTGGTTATGGTGTCATCGGAGAGGGAATCGAACCCATCGTATATCTCCCTCTCCATCTCCGCTTCCAATTCTGTGGCTATCCTGCGGGTATTTGCCTTCTCGATGCGCTCCGTGGTGGGCAGGCGTATCTTCGGTTCGCGTATCCTCCACATGGGCCTACTCCTCCACGGGAGACGGTTCGGGCTTGGCGGGTTCGTCAGCAGGCGGGTTCTTGGTCGGCGGGATTGGGATTTGCAGGTCGCCGTCTTCGGGCTTCTTGGGCAGGTGCGCCGCTTCCCTCAAGAAGTTCTCCAGGCCATCGTCGGGGAACAGCGGCATACCAGCATTGCTGATCTTCTGGATGAATGCGCCGAGTGCTTCTATGTCTATATCCTCCACATCGCCATGGACCAACTGCGGCGGATTCTCCGTCCTTATGCCGTTCAATTCCAGCAGGCGCGGTATGGCGTAGCGGTTGAATACTGCGGCGATGCTGTCCAGCCATGCGCCAAGAGCGACAGAGAAGAGGTGGGTCTTCGTCGCGCTGAGTGCAAAGGAGCCCACTTTTTCATGCCCCAATAGGAGAAAATCGGCCAGGCACGTCATGGCGATACGCTGGTCATATCTTGCTATCACGGGGTCTATGTTTATCTGCCGTGAGCCGCCCGTGGTGAGCAGCTTGAACTCGTACAGCAGGTGGCCCTGTTCATCCCTGTCTGACGGCAGGACCAGACCTTCCTGCTCATCGCGCCGGACGTTGCGTACTATGTCCCTCATGTTGTTGAGCATCGTTGTAGCTTCAGTTGTTGCGCCGTTCGCCAGTATCTCGGACGGAACCAGCGCCATCGGGATGCCTGTCAGGTCGCGCTCAATACCTATGGCCTCTATCTGTTGCAGGTGTTTCTTGACGTAGAACGAGGTGTAGGCTTTACGCAGGATACTGAGGCCCTCTGGATTGCCCTTTGCCGTGCTCGTCCTGAACAGCAGCACTTTATCCATGGGGATGTACACAGTACCGCCAGTGTCAATGTACTGCCACAGGCCCTTCACATCGCCCGCTTCGGTGAACTCCCAGCGGTCTATCGTATCCTGTGCTCGGAGCGCCAACTTGCGCCAAGCCAGTTTTCCGTCGCTGTAGCGGGAGTTGTACCTGCCGTTTTTGCTAGGCCCACGACGATATTTGTAAACGCACTCCAAAGGCGCGAAGCCGTAGGGCAGCATAGTGAGGATTTCGCTTATGGTGTCCTCCAACGTGGACTCCATATCGTGCAGTGCGGAATCCACGAAACGCGCCAGCTCGGTATCCGGCGCAGAAACGCTGCTCGGCTTCACGCTCCACGGAGCTTGCCTGATAAGCATTTCAATGGCGAACAGTACACCCGCGATTACAGGGTCGTTGTACCACATCTCCGTGTATATCTTGTTCTTGCGTGTGCCGGATAGCTGCGTCAGGAATTCTTCGTTTATCCAGCCGCCAGTGCGCTTGAGTCCTGTGGTGCCTATCTCGGTTAGGTCAAGCCTCACGTTGGGTCTTGCGTCGGGCATGGAGTCACCTTCTCGGGGGAAGTCCTGGGTATCTGGGTAGGCTTTAGGCGAAGAGGAGTCCGCTAACCAGCAGGGCAAGCAGGGT